GCTCCAGCTCCAGCTCCAGCTCCTGCACCAGCTCCAGCTCCTGCACCAGCTCCTGCACCAGCTCCAGCTCCTGCACCAGCTCCTGCACCAGCTCCTGCACCACGGAATTGGGCAGCTCCACCTCCAGTTCCTGCACCTGCTGCTCCCGCTCCCGCTCCCGCATTTAACTACCAATCAGTAATTGATCAAATTGCCGCTAGGTCTGCAGTCTATCAGAGCCAAATTTCTCAACAACAAGCACAGTTTCAATCACAACTTGCAGCTCAACAACAAGCAGCACAAAGAGCACAGGAGCAATTGAAGGTGCAGATGCAGCAGCAAAGTTTACAGCAATTTCAGAGTTTTCAAAAACAGCAACAGCAACAGCAACAGCAGTTTGCACAACAGCAACAGATGTTGCAACAACAACTTGCTGAACGACAGAAACAATCTGAAGATGCACAACGTCAACTGATGATTGGACTGCAACAGCGAGAGAAGCAACCTACCGAGGTTCGTATGGCTGCCTCCGGAGCAGAGCAGCAGGGCCTTACCCGACGGGGGACTTCCGGTTACTTCGGACGTAGGGGTATGCGTATCAGCTCCCTTAATGTACCCTCCACTGGTCTTGCTATCGCTCCTAGCAACCAGATGTCAACCAGTGGATCATTCGCTTAACTAACAAATGTCAGCAAAGAAAAGATATGACTATTTAACCAAAGACCGTGCTCAGTTTCTAGACGAAGCAGAACAGGCATCAAAGCTTACACTTCCTTATCTTATCCGTGGTCCTGAAGAGTACCACATGGGGATGAAGAGTCTCATAACACCTTTTCAAAGTGTTGGTGCGAAGGGAGCAGTCACTCTGGCATCTAAATTGATGTTAGCTCTACTGCCCGTTCAAACCAGTTTCTTTAAATTGCAGTTAGATGAGAGTCAGTTAGGTGAAGAGTTCGGACCAGAAATGAAGTCTGAGCTTGACCTATCCTTTGCAAAGATTGAACGCATTATCCTTGAATCCATTGCAGCATCTGATGACCGAGTGGTTGTACACCAAGCACTCCTTCATCTTGTTGTGGGTGGTAATGCTTTGATCTTTATGGGTAAAGATGGGTTGAAGCTTTATCCTTTGAATCGCTACGTTGTAGATCGTGATGGCAACGGTAATGTGATTGAAATAGTCACTAAAGAACGTATTGCTAAGAAGCTAATTGAAGATCGTCTCCCTAAGGATTACTTTAACAGTAAGCTTGTAACGTCTGATGAGGATGACAAGGATGGAGATTGTGATGTTTACACCCATGTAAGGCGAGATAACAATCGCTTTGTATGGCATCAAGAAGTATACGATCAAGTCATCAGAGGTTCTAATGGTAAAGCACCTGTTGATGTGAACCCTTGGATCCCCATGAGGTTTAATACTGTTGATGGTGAGAGCTACGGACGGGGTAGGGTTGGTCAATTCATTGGTGACCTACAGTCCCTTGAAGCACTCACCCAGGCCCTTGTAGAAGGCTCAGCAGCAGCCGCTAAGGTTGTCTTCCTTGTCAGCCCCTCTAGCACCACTAAACCATCCACACTGGCTGGTGCAGGTAACGGTGCAATCATCCAAGGTAGACCTGATGATGTCGGTGTGGTACAGGTCGGTAAGACAGCTGACTTCAGGACTGCTTATGAGATGACCTCCACATTGGAGCGTAGACTCAGTGAAGCATTCCTTATCCTTAATGTAAGGGACAGTGAACGTACTACTGCTGAAGAAGTACGTATGACTCAGATGGAATTGGAACAACAACTCGGTGGATTGTTCTCACTGTTGACTGTTGACTTCCTTGTTCCGTATCTGAATCGTAAACTCAGTCAAGCACAGAAGAGTGGTGAGATCCCACGCATTCCTAAGAACATTGTTAAACCAACAATTGTTGCTGGTATCAATGCACTTGGCAGAGGGCAAGATCGAGAGAGTCTTGGTCAGTTCCTGACGATCATTGCTCAGACCATCGGACCTGAAGCTATTGCACAGTTTATTAACACCGATGAAGTAATCAAACGTCTTGCTGCTGCACAAGGTATCGATGTCTTGAACCTTGTACGTTCTATGCAGGAAGTACAAGCAGAACGTCAAGCTGCTATGCAACAGCAGATGATGTTGGAGCAACAGAAGATGGAAGTGGATGCCATGAAGGCACCTGTCAATGACCCATCTAAGAACCCTGAACTTAATCCACAACTACAACAACAACCACCTAATCAATAATGTCTGAAGTAATGTCTATGATCCCGGATGAAACTGCACCGGGAGAACTTAATGCTGATGAGCAAGAGTCTCTACAGGTAGGTGAAGAGCTTGCCCAACAACAGGAGAAACGGCTTGCGGGTAAGTACAAGAGTGCTGAAGAACTAGAAGCTGCTTATATTGAGCTTCAAAAGAAACTCGGGGAATCCGGTAATCAGCAACAAGAACCCGAACAGCAAACTGAAGAACCAGAAGACACCACATCTATTCTTGATAAGTTGTGGGAAGAGTCTAGTTCTGAAAACATTAGTCAAGAGACACTGGATGAGTTAGCTAAAGCTGATCCTAATGACTTGGCTAAGATGTACCTTGAGTATCGTTCTCAAGCTGAGCGAGGTAACCAACAGGCCGTGATGTCTGACCAAGATGTCAAGCAACTGAAAGGTCTTGTTGGTGGAGATCAGCAATACAACGAGATGCTTGGTTGGGCAGGACAGAACCTGTCTGAAAAGGAGATTGAGATGTATGACTCCATCATGGATAGGGGTGACCCTGCTGCTGCATTCTTTGCAGTACAAGCTCTTGCTTATCGTTACCAAGATGCTAACGGTGTGGAAGGTAACCTTGTCCAAGGTAAAGCACCTACATCTAACACTGGTGCATACCGTAGCCAAGCTGAACTTGTACAAGCTATGAGTGATCCTCGGTATGATAACGATCCTGCGTATCGCCAAGATGTGATGCGTAAACTTGAACGTTCTAACATTAACTTTTAACTATGGCTTGCGGGAAAAAGAAAGGTAGTGGCAAAGGCGGCTACAAGAAGTAATGGCTAAACACTGCTAAGAAAAAATGATTGGTATTGGAGCAACACTCCTATTGTTAACAAGTTATTATGGTCCTGGGTTCCACGGACAGACAACAGCAAGTGGGTCTACGTTTAATCAGCATAGGCTCACTGCTGCCCACAAATCCTTACCGTTTGGTACACGCCTGAAGGTGTGTTATAAACGATGCACTGTGGTAACCATAACCGATCGTGGTCCTTACTCTCCTGGCCGTTCACTGGATGTGAGCCTTAGAGCGGCCAAACGTATCGGGTTAGTTAAACCTGGAGTTGCTCACGTACGTACTACTAGGTTGAATTAAATGACTATCCAACTCACTAATGCTGCTTTCTATTACAAAGAAGAACCACATCAAACAAAGGCTTGGAATTGGCTAGAGGCACAACTAACTCCCAGTCAACTTGAGGAGTTTGGGCGGTTGTATCGTGACCGTCCTGAAGCTCTTTCTGGTTATACGTATGTCACCAAACGACAACTTGCTGAGATCTGGCAATGCTCTCCTACGCTGATTGGAGACAGTGAGATTGTTGAATTGAATAAGTGTCTGGAGACATTTCAAATCACTACTCCTTCTCGTATCCGACACTTCCTCAGTCAGACTGCTCATGAGTCTGGTGGGGGACGTTGGAAGAAAGAGCTTAGTGATGGATGGTATCTTGAAGGTAGGACTGACATCGGTAATTATCAATATGGTGACGGTCCTAAATATAAAGGAGCTGGTTACATCCAGCTGACAGGGCGGCATAACTACCAAAAGTTTGCAGACTACATCGGTGATCCTAGAGTGATGGAGGGTGTGGATTATGTCGCTGAGACTTATCCCTACACCTCTGCTGGTTACTGGTGGTGGTCTAATGGTATGAACGAATTGTGTGATAAGAACCCAACAGTAAGACAAGTCACCCGTCGTGTTAACGGTGGGTATAACGGTCTTACCGATCGGGAACATTACTACGCTATTTGCCAGAGAGTTATCTAATATTCCCGAACGGGAATCAGGCACCTCAGAGTCGGACCTGATTCCTATTGGCATTGGCCCTTACGAGGACACCCTTTGCCGTCTAGACGGTGGGATAGACCACAATAAAAACTAAATACTCTGGATCCAGAGGAACGTGCTTAAACCTCTTTATAAAAAACAATGGCATTTCAATCTTCGGTTAACCCAGCTAATCTTACTCAGCTGGGTCAATCTAACCTCGCGGGTGATACCCGTGCTCTTTATCTCAAGCTTTTTAGCGGTGAGATGTTCAAAGGATTCCAGCACAACACGATTGCTCGGGATCTGATTATGAAGCGTACCCTGAAGAACGGCAAATCTATGCAGTTCATCTTCACGGGTCGCACCAAGTCTGAGTTCCATACTCCTGGTAACAGCATCCTTGGGGACACCAACAATGCACCCCCGGTGGCTGAGAAGACTATCACTTGTGATGACCTTCTGATTAGCTCTGCCTTTGTGTATGAACTCGACGAAGTTCTGGCTCACTATGACCTCCGCTCTGAGATCAGCCGTAAGATCGGTTATGCTCTGGCTGAGAAGTATGACCGTCTGATCTTCCGTGCTATCACTCGTGGTGCTCGTAAGGCCAGCCCGATCAGTGCTACTAACTACGCTGAGCCCGGTGGTACTCAAATCCAGGTTGGTACTGGTGGTGGTTCTGAAGCTGATGCTTATGATTCCGGTAAGCTTGTGGCTGCTTTCTATGATGCTGCTGCTGCTCTGGATGAAAAGGGTGTGTCGATGGATGGTCGTGTGGCTGTTCTTAACCCCCGTCAGTATTATGCACTGATCCAAGAAGTGGGTACTAACGGTCTTGTGAACCGCGATGTTCAAGGTACTGCGCTGCAAGGCGGTCAAGGTATCATCGAGATCGCTGGTATCAAGATCTATAAGTCCATGAACTTGCCGTTCTTCGGTAGCTATGGTGTGAACTATGGTGGTGCTATTACCAGCCCTGGTAACATCGGTGATTTCGTTGGTGAAGCTCTGGATGATGATGACAACTACGACAACGGTTCTACCGGTATCAACAACGACTACGGTACTGCTGCTGAAGTTGGTTCCACTTCTTGTGGTCTGATCTTCCAGAAAGAAGCTGCCGGTATGGTGGAAGCTATCGGTCCTCAGGTGCAAGTGACCAGCGGTGATGTCTCCGTGATTTATCAGGGTGATGTGATGCTGGGTCGTCTGGCCTGTGGTGCTGATTACCTCAACCCTGCTGCTGCCGTGGAGCTTTATGCTACCGACAGCGCACCTTCTACTTGGTGATCTAATTCACCTTTTGTTCTTTATGGGGGATCCTTCGGGGTCCCCTTTTTTTTATCTATATGGCTTTTCCTACCACAAATGCAGCACAGGAACTTCCTGCTGTAAATCAAATCCTGCAGTCATGTGGTCAAGCGCCTGTGACTACCCTAGATCAAACCAACCCGGACGTTGCGATTGCTTACCAGACTTTGCTAGAAGTCTCAAGGGAAGTGCAGGCAGAGGGATGGTCCTTTAATAAGGAACTTAACTACCCG